ATGATGTAACTTTCGATACGGTTGTGAAAGCGTATGAGGACGAAGGTATAGAGGAAGTGCGATGGGTTACGGCTGTAGACGATAAACGGTGTACAGAATGCAAAGCTCGTCACGGTAAAATATATCCGATACATAAAATTCCACCGAAACCACATAGGTATTGTCGGTGTTATGTAGAAAAAGTGAAATAATGGGGGACAAGTAATGGAGGCTATACGATGCCCTAAGTGCAACAAATTACTGGGGTATTTCCACGGCGAAGGTACCGTAGCTTGCCCTAGATGTAGAAAAGATACAATAGTATACTTTGATACCGAAAATAAAATAATTAAAATTCGAGCGACAAGAGCGCCACAACCTGAATAGGTTTGTGGTGCTTTTTTATTTATAGCAGAGAAGCTACTTAAATAACACAAGCGACAGAGAAGTCGTTAAAACCCACATAAAGCGAGAGAACGCTATAAAACCCAAAGGAGATCAACATGAAAATTGATGTTACTAAAATTCCAAACTTCGATAACTTACCTGATGATGCAAAAGAAGCAATCTTAGGGATGGATTTCGCAGAAGCACCTGATATGTCACAGTACATTTCGAAAACAGTGTTTGATAAAAAAGCGAAAGAAGCTGCCGATTTATCGAAGCAATTAAAAGCCAAAATGACCGAGGATGAATTATCTAAGGCTCAGGCAGAAGAAAACATGGCGGCAATTATGACAGAGCTTGAACAGCTCCGAGCTGAAAAAATTATCGGTGAAAATGCAACTAAATTTTTAGAGCTTGGTTACGGTAGCGAATTAGCTAAGGCTACTGCCGAGGCGATGGCTAAGGGTGAAATGGAAACCGTATTTAAAAACCATGCTAAATTTATTGCCGACCGAGAAAAAGCGCTTCGAGCTGAAATATTAAAAAATACTCCTATGCCACCGGCTGGGGAGGGAACAAAAACAGTAACCCGTGAGGATTACGCGAAAATGAGCTTGGATGAAAAATCTAAGTTTGCTGCTGAAAATCCTGACAAGGTACGAGAATTTTATGGAGGCAAATAATTATGGCTTTAAATCACACACACAAAGCGTATGAAAACTATGTTCTTGAAACACACATTGAAGATCAGCTCAATTCTAAGTTAGATTTACTTCGTTTCTGTACAGTAGATAATTCCTTAGTTGGCGTAGCTGGTGACAAGAAAGTAGTTCGTGTTTACAGCGCAACAAATGGTACAGAAAAATTAGCAATGGGTGAAGGTAACACTCAGAATATTGAAGCTACATACGAAGATAAAGAATATGTAATCGCATTAGCTCAGAACAGATTCCCATACTACGACGAAGAATTGATGAAAGACCCTAAAGTTGTTGAAACTGGTCTTAATCATGCAGCAGTAGATATGGTAAACACAATTCAGGCTGATGTTTACGCTGAATTTGCAAAAGCTACATTAGCTATAGAAAACGCTACATTCTCTTTCGATAACTTCGTTGATGCGGTAGCAAAATTAAATATGGAAAATATCGAAGAAGTTGAAATTTTCGCTTTCGTAGCACCATCCGATATGGCTGCAATCCGTAAAGCATTAAAAGACGACTTAAAATATGTAGAAGCGTATGTTCGTCAGGGCTATGTTGGTACTGTTGCCGGTGTAAACCTTTACACAAAAGCTGATGCAACACCTGGTACTATTTTCGGTGGTACAAAAGAAGCTGTTACTATGTTTAACAAAAAAGGTGTTGAAGTAGAACAGCAGAGAGCAGCAAATACTCGTCTTAACGAAGTTTACTCTCGTAAATACTACTTAGCAGCTCTTACAGATGCTACAAAATGCTTCAAAATCGTAAAAACAGCGTAAGGAGGGCTAACTAATGGCTATTAATACTTATGGTGTAACCCTTAAATGGGGAGAATCCGCAGACGCGGTAGAAAAAGTAATCGATATTAAGGATTTCCCGGATTTAATTTCCGATCCTGAATTACTTGAAACTACTACACTTTCTGATGCTCAGGTAACTAATATTCCTGGTATCAAAGGTAGTGATATGCTCACTTTCACATATAACTTCTCAAAAGAAGATTTTGCGAAAGTTGAAGCTGATGCAAACAAACCTTTACATTACGCTTTAGAGTTTTCCGATGGCTCTAAATTCACATGGCAAGGTCAGCACACCTCAGGTTTACCAGGAAAAGGTGTAAACGAAGTAATTGAAGCAACAGTGAATATCGCTGCATCTACAGCAGTTACATTCGAAGCGGCTTAAAAAGAGTTTTGAGGGTGAGGTGTAAAACTTCACCCTAAATATTAAATGATTAAAGGAGAACGCCCATTATGAGCAAAATCGTACTTAATTACGAAAAGAAAGAGTATGTACTAGAATACAATCGTCAGAGCGTCAAACAGATGGAAGGTCAGGGGTTTGTGCTTGATGAAATCGCATCTAAACCTATGACAATGATCCCTATGTTATTCTCCGGTGCATTCATTAAAAACTGTCGTGGTACAAAACGCTCCGTTATCGATGCTATTTATGATGATATAGCAGATAAGACAGCGTTAATGGAGGCCCTTATGGAAATGTACGCAGAAACATTATCTGCATTGACGGACAATAACGACGAGGGAAAGGTAACTTGGACGCTGACCAAGTAAGAGCGTCCACTTGTTTTACAGATATTTTTGAGGAAGTATTTCCTTATTACTTGGCTGTAGGTATGACCTACGAGCAATTTTGGTATGATCCTCCTGAGTTGGCCGTAGCTTTTCGTCGAGCTGATGAAATAAAGAAGCGTAGAGTTAATGAAGAGTTATGGCTGGCTGGTATTTACACCGCAGAAGCGTTAGCTTCAACGGTTGGAAATATGTTCTCTAAAGGTAGTAAATATCAGTATCCTAGCGAACCGAAACCCATCACAGTAAGTGAGGCTAAGGAGCGTCAGGAAAGAGAACAAAAAGCTAAAATGGAACAGATTAAAGCTAGATTCACTGCTAGGGCATTGAGTCTGAACGCAAATAAGGGGGCTAACGAATGACCATTGAAGAAAAAATTATTGAGTTTGAAGTTGCGATAGCTCCTGATGTTGTGGAAACCAATGTTTCGAAGTCAGAGCTTGAAGCTGCTGAAACGATGATTTTAAACAAGATGTATCCGTTTGGTTATCCTGATGGGACAAAGGTTCCAGCTAGATATGAGCGATTACAAATTAAATTAGCGGTTGAATTATATAATCAGCGTGGTGCTGAGGGACAGATTTCACACATGGAGAATGGTACTACTCGTATGTGGGGTGCTAGTAGCATCTTAGCGCAGATTATACCGCATTGTGGGAGCGTGATTACAGATGCGTAGTTTACAAAGGGACTGGCGTATCATGGAATACGCTGTACCGCAAGGCAGAGAGCAGATTCTTGACGAATACGGTAACGATACGCTTGAAGTTAAAACGATTTATTCCGAACGAAAAGAACTTAGAGCTAATATTAGTGCCAATGTTGGACAAGAGGCTGTAAATGTGTTTGGATCGTTGACTGGATATAATCGCACCATTACTTACTGGGGAAAAAGTTGTCCTTTGACGGAAGGTAGTAAGGTGTGGTTCGGTTCGGGAGAATACATAGTAATTAAGGTGGCCGATAGTAAAAACGGTTTTTTGATTGCATTGCGAGAGGTATCAAGTCGTGAGTAAAACGATTCAAATTGAATTAAACGATAATAGTATCAATAGTGCAATAAATGAATTACGACAGTATAGTGCGTGGGTTCAAAGCAAAGAAGAAGAATTGCGCACACGCTTGGCTATGTTAGGTGCAACTGTGGCATCTATCCAATTTAGTAGAGCGATGTATAATGGCTCAAATGATGTATCCGTAAGAGTGGATGATACGGGTTCTGTGGCGGTAATTTATGCTGAGGGAGAAAGTGTAGCATTCATAGAGTTTGGGTCAGGTAAAAAATATGGTTACGGGCATCCGAAAGCTGGCGAGTTTGGTTTTGGTCCTGGTACATGGAGTGACGGCGATCAGGGTAAAGGTCACTGGGATAATGACCACGGATGGTGGTACGGCAGTGGTCAGCACTCATACGGGAACCCACCGGCGATGGCAATGTACTCAGCCGTAAAAGAAATCACAGAAAATGTGACGAGAATAGCGAGGGAGGTTTTTAGTCACTGATGATTGATGTTTCTAATGAAATTTTTAATACGGTGGCTAAAGACCTCCGTTCTTTATATTCAGAAATAACCGTGGTAGGTGAATATGTTGAGGTACCGGCGAAATTTCCAACGGTAACAATAGACGAAATTTCAAATATACCAACACATTTAGATTCTGCCACGATAAATAAATATGCGAAAGTAATTTACCGTTCACAAGTTTTTTGTAACGGGAATGGTAAACGAAAACGGGCTAGGGAGATTTTCGATAGCCTGGATAAAAAACTCATGGGGTTAGGTTTTCAATGTAAAACCTACACAACTACCCCAGTAATTTATAATTCCGAGGTTTACTGTATTACAGCAACACATGAGGGGGTTATAGGTGCTGACGGTATGATTTATAGAGCATAGGAGGTGTCGATATGTCTACAACGATTGACTCTCTCGATATACAAATAACGACCAGTGCAGGTCAATCATCGGCTAACATTGAAAAGCTCGCTGACGCTCTTGAAAAACTTAGAGCAAACTCAAAACTTACGACAGTAACAAATAATTTAGGAAAATTGAAAACAGCGTTAGATGGATTGCAGAGTACATCGGGTGCAATAAGTCAACTGAGTCAATTATCCGACGCTATGAGTGGATTGGCTTCTTTACCGAAGCTATCGGGTTTAACTTCAGCTATGAATGCTCTGAAAAAGATACCTGATGTAATGAATGGTTTGGACGCTAATAAGTTGGACGAATTTCGAAAGAAAATGCAAAAGTTGGCCGATGCGTTATCGCCGGTTGCTACCCAAATTAACACCATTTCTCAGGGATTTTCTAGATTACCAAGTCGTATAAGTAGTGCCGTTTCAGCAACAAATAGAATGAATACAGCGAGTCATAATGCGAGAAATGGTTTCGATATGTCGAGTGTCGGATTAATGGCGTTGATCTCTAACTACAGTACATTGATTGGTGTAATAAATCAAGCTATTCAAGCTGCGTCGAATATGTTATCTCAGGCTATTGAATGGGATGGTATTCAGTTTAGATTCGGTCGTGCGTTTGGAGAAGATGCAGAAGAAACCTACAAATGGATTCAGAAAATCAATGAGGCTCTTGGAATTAACATTCAAGAGTTTATGCAATATAGCTCATTGTATGGATCATTATTGAGTGGTTTCGGTATGGCTCAGGAAAAGGTTACAGCCATTTCAGTAGGGCTTACTGAATTATCGTATGATATTTGGGCTGCGTATAACGATAGATTTAAGTCGTTAGAGTCTGCATCAGAAGCAGTACGAAGTGCTATTACTGGTGAGATTGAACCTATCCGTAATGCCGGTATTGCTTTAACAGAAGCGTCATTACAAGAATTTATCGATCAAACACACCTAGCCGGTGTAAGTATTGAAAAGCTGACAGAAGCGCAGAAAGCAGAAGTTCGTTACGCTGCGATGGTAAACGCTGCAATGAACCAGGGTATTGTCGGTACATACGCTAGAGAAATGAATACAGCCGAAGGTGCTGTAAGAAGTTTGTCACAGAGCTTTAAAGGTCTTGTTCAAGCACTCGGTTCACTGTTTATACCGTTACTTCAAATAGTTGTACCTTATGTGACAGCGTTTGTTGAATTGATTACTGAAGCTGTATTTTGGGTGGCTGAATTATTCGGTATTCCTATTCAGAAGATTGATTGGGGTACTTCCACTAAAGGTATCAGTGGAATAGCCGATGGTGCTAAAGATGCTACAAAAGGTTTGGATTCGGCATCAAAGGCTGCTAAACAACTGAAACAATACACTATGGGATTTGATGAATTAAATGTCATTAATCCTGATACGGGTAGTGGTGCTAGTGGCTCAGGTGGTGCTAGTGGCTCAGGTGACTCAGGTTGGGGTAGTGGTTTAGATTTGAAGTCCTTGTGGGACGATTCAATCTTTGATGAAGCTAGTAAGAAAGTGGACGAAATTAAAGCTAAGGTTAAAGGTTTCCTAGAGGACTGGGGTTGGTTAATCGGTCTTGTGGGGGTTGCACTTACCGGGCTAATGATTCATAA